CGTAGATCAAGACGTTGATGCCATCCTTGCGGGCAGCATCGAATACTGCAAAGTCATCCTGACCCCAGATCTTACGGTGAACATAACGCTCAGCTAGCTGCTTGCGTGGAACTGTTGCAAGACGCACGTTGAACACTTTGCCACCGGCTGATGTGGTAACGGCTGGCTCGTCCATTGTTTGTGTTGGAACTGGAACTACCAATGGAACTGTAGAGCCAGACTGACGGCGGTTATCGATTACATATGTTTCCAATGTATCATCTCCAATTAGTATATGGTCATATAGTTCATAGAGTTTATCTAAGAACGGTGTTGTATCTGTACTTGGGTCAGCCTTGGTATGCTGGTTGCATGCCTTGGTGCCTAGTACAGGAGAATAGCCCTTCTCTGAAATTGCCTTCTCATCTGCTGCCGTAACATATACACCAACAGGGGTCCGTGTCAATTTCTCGTTAGCCTCAATGATGCTATCGAATTGATCGAGTTGTGCTTCTTCCCACTTGTTGTGTGGGCCTTTGCTACCATCGGTCATTCGTGACCATATCTTGACTCCGCCATTATGTGGTGACATAAGAACTTGACGTCGCTTAGCACCCATACCTGGTTCGTAAGACTCGGTGAATACTGCTATTTCCATGTTGTACCTTTCTAGTGGTTGTGACCATCATCGAGAATATTTTTCTCGAGGACTACTGCTGCTTCGAACATTGCTACCTTCTGTCTAGGCCATTCAGTGATTAGCTCAAACAAGAAGCCATGCTCTTCGGCTCTTTGCATAACATATGCAATACTATCTTGCATATCTTCAATGACTGCTTCCTTCATGTCGTCAGGCATTGTCTGTAGTTCATCAATAAAGCTAGAGCTGAACTCTACCTCGTCGTTTTCATCTCCACATTCGTGGCACATGATTGTTCCTTTCTGTTATTAGGTTGGGTTGGCTTGCCTCCGTTGCCTTACAGGGACTGAATGCACATCTCACCTTCTCTTCTCATCTCGCATACATTAGTTACTTCGTACTACTAATGCGTGAGCCTATAAATTATTCAGCTCTTGAATCGACTGAGTATGTTTAGAGGTGGGCTTAGCCAACCCCACCTATTTGATAGCCATATGGACTATCAAACCTAGAACTTAACGTATTGTTTCTGTGATTCCCAGGTTGCCCTAGACCTAGATGCGCTTTGTCGAATGACTAAGCTGTATTTTTCAGGTGTCAATGTCTTATTAACAACAACTGAGTCATACAGAGTTTTAATCATAGAGCTAACTGAAGTAGGCTCTACACGCAATAAGATCTCTTTGAACAGCTCAACCTCATTAAGTAACAGAGCAATAGAAGCAGCATACTCACAGTACGCTACTTCCCAATTAGTTGCTACTTTTTCTGTAGCACTGATTTGTTGCAGAAGCGTTCTAAGTACTGCTTCTTTGTCAGGGCAATCTACGATGTTACCCATTACGGTATCGCGGAATGCGATTGTTTGTGTTGAGACATCACCAAAATTCTCTGGAATCATACCGGCCATAAGGTATATCACCGGAGTCTCCGTGTCCATTGCTTTGCTAGCAACGGTTGGCTGCCTGTTATTTGGATTGTATCTAGCTGACAGTTTCAACGACATCTGCCATCATCCTTTCTATTGTTGATTGAGTTGATGTTGTTTGTACGATCTTCCCATCACGTAAGCGAAGTGATTGACCACTCCATAGCGTACGAAACGGCTTACTACCATAATCGCGCTTTTTAGTGCCATTACAGTAATAACATGTTTGCCCACGTTTTACAGTGTGCCCCATTTCATTTCCATGTTCACACGGAATATAATGCCACGTCCTAAACCAAGAAACTTTAGGTTGAGGAGCATCTGGATGAGTAGAGCATTTTTCACCGTCGTAATCAAAACAAGTGTCTGGGCTGCACCATGAATCGATAAGACCTGTCTGTGAACAAGTGCGACAGCCCTGAATCTTTGGTGGGGTTAAAGGGGCGTCGAATTCTTGTAGATAGAATTGCCAGTTACGCTGAAGCACTACAATGCCTGCATAACGATTAATAGTTAGACGAACAGATTGGCTACGCAATGGGTTCCGCCCACCACCCCAATGGGTAGTTTGAATGGGGCCTTGAATAGATGTCGTGCCGTCTTTGTAATAGGTTACGAAAGAAGAAGTGTGACCGGAATACTTCCAACCAATATGGATTGGACTACTTGCATCCCACTTGTTATCTCTCCAGATGCGAAGATTTCTATCGTAAAGTGGGCGCTCATACTTCTTGCGACCTCCTTTAAGAAAGTCATCTGCCCAACTCCAATCATGAGCCATTAATCAACCTCCTCATAAAATAATGATAGCTTGTTTGCCTGTTGTAAGTCAAACATGCGCTCACGCATAGCTTCAACATCTCTAGCAGGCTCATCCTCCTCATAAAAGGATAGGCTGATAGGGTATGCATAGGCATCTTTCTCAGGTGACTTAGTCAAGATATTTAAGGCTAAGCCAAGACCATCAATGATGCCAGAGCTATACGAACGCATTACTTGACTATCATTGAATTGATTATCTTGATGTTCTTCGAACATCAGTTGGTTTATCTGCTGCACTACACGCTTGGTTCTAATGAACGGCCGCATGTTGCCTCCTTATATGAAAAGCCCCCGCCATTGCTGACGGGGGCTGGTTTGTTTGTGTTGGGTTACGGTACTTCGATATCTAACTGGTCAATCAAAGTATCCATAGCCATGTTGCAATCGGCTACAAAGTATGCATACGATGCAACGTTGTGGTCAACGATAGGCCTAATCTCTAGGCCTGCAATTGCCAGTGCGTCACGAATCTCACCGGGGTCAACCTCTGACCCACCAACCTCAATCTCTTCAGCTAGTCGGTTGGTGTATTCGATTTGATTTTCAATACGTTGTTTCATCTCAACGTACTTAGGATCGAGTGCTGTTGTGGACATTGTCGCTCCTCTACTTGATGTACTTGAAGAGGTTGTTCTTGATTGAGACTTTAATCTCATCTTCTTCAGCTGTCTTGAATGCAGCAATATTAGCCTCTAACTCATCGATAGGGCTATTATTGGTGCGGTAGTCTTGAAGATCCCATGTGGGACGAGAGACCTGAGTTGGATAGTCACCAATTGCATTAATCAACAGTTCATTCGCATCAAGAGTGAAGCGAACAACCGGTGTGTTGTAATGTCTGTTGACATAGACTGAGGTCTCATCATCAATGATTGAGGCCGCATTCTTTTTAAGCCAAGCACGGGCTTTCTTTTCCCATGCTTTTTGCTTACCGTTGAGAGACTTGTTTTCCTTCTCCCAATCGGCTATCTCTTTCTTCATTTCACTGACACGAGTTTCCAGTTTCTTTACGATAACTGAACGCTTGAACGTCAGGGATGTTGTTGTAGCCATTGGCTACCCTCCTATTTACTCGGTGGTGTTACAGGGATTCCTGCAACATATTCATTCTCTTGATTATCTATAACCAAGAGTGTGTTGTTGATGTAGGCATCACCAACAGGAGTTTGGCTGATCATTGCGTAAACCAAGGCGCTCTTCAAACTCTGAAGCTCATCTTCGGTAAGGTGCAAGAGGTCTGATTTTACTAACTTATCAGCCATACCGATAGCCCGACCAGCGCACTCTAGACGAGTGGCATCTTCGGTCTGGTTATCGGAATACTGTTTTTCTTTCAAGTAGTCTAATGAATAGACTCTGAGTTGCTCAGGCATTTACCTTACCTGGCAATCTGAAGACATTGTTCTCCTTATCCCAGATAAGGCCTGTCTTCCAATGAGGGATTGATTCGTGCATATAACGACCGCCTTTAGCCTTCCAAGCCTCACGCTTTTCATGACTGTTGGCTGTGCGACCATTTACATGGGTGAAGTTTGTCTTCTCCATCTGTGCTGGTCCAGGATTCTTTTTGAATGCTTTGCCATTGGGACGATTGTCCCCGCTACGTGCTTTAACTACAGGTGCTGCTTTACCTTTTGCCATTTGATTGGCCCCTTTCGGTGGGTTAGTTAGTCTCTACACGGTCGTGTAGAGTGTCGATGCCTTCATCCCAAATCATCAATGCTTCTTTACGACTGAGGCCGTGGAATAACTGAGCCTCTACTAGAAACAGATGCTTGGTAATGAAGGTGTCGGTGATTGTTTGTGTTGGCATTGCTTTCCTTTCTATTATGAGAGTAGGCGCCCCAATGTCGATGAATACTCTCTGACCGCTTACCTTACGGCAGCCGGTACGCTCCCCATACTTATTAGAGGTATTCCTCTGTACGTTTTGGTTGTTGGCGGTTCGGGATTTCTTCTAGTGACGGTAGCGCCTACTCAATGAGCAGTTTTAATTGTCGTACTCAGGACATTTGGTGTAGGCGAAAATCGATAGGTTTTCCCACCCGAAGGGTCCCGCCTATTCGAGAGTGCCATACCAATATTGGTGGGGTATGTTTTACCTTAGGTCTTACCCCAAAGACCAAACGAGATTACAGGATAGTCTGCCAGGCAATGAGCTGAATGTTACGCTCTTGCTCTGTCATAGTTACCGGAGTCTCTCGTGTTGATTCGTAGCAACCTTCCCAAGTCTCGTGGAAATACATTGTGCCACCACGGGCACTAATGTCTAACTTGGATTGGTGTGGTTGGACACGCCTACCACAATTGCCACAGTAATGCACGGCGGATTTCGCCATTGCGGTACCTCCTTCTTAGTAGGTACATCCCACTTGCGTGGGAATATTAATACAGATGGGGATTGCTACGCAACCCCCATGCTGTCGTTTATATGGGCTCAAAGAGGGAATTGGCGAGCCAGTCTGTTCCACAGCCCACGAAGTCTGCGGGAAACAATAAAGGTACTCAGAACCAATGACATAGCACATTGCCTTTCCTCACTGCTCAATTCAACAACTCGATGTGCCTTCATTGGTTGTCTATACAACCAGCACCCACTCAGTACAAGACGGGGTGAGCACTGACGGTATAGGCGCGGGGAATGTTTATGTTGGGCTGTTGCCATTCTTCTTAACGCATTCAGGATTAGCACCGAAGTCACATAATACGTGACCCATAATGTCTATGTATATAGACGCATTCATAGCCAAATCTTCTGGGTGATGCAAAGACTTATTACCTAATGAACCCCAGTTCTTATATAGATATTCTTTGAGTCCTGGCATAAGTATGGTGATGAACTCATCAACTGTCATGTAGCCTGCCTTGCGTAGGCTTGCATCTGTTATTTCTTTAGCCATCTTAATCATCCTCCTCTGTGATTAGTTCTTCACCTGGTACAAAAATAATGCGGGGAATTTGACCCACATCTTTAATAGATTCTGCCCATACTTTTGTTATCTGTAGGATACGTTCATCAGTTGGGTAGAGGTCTTGCAGCAACTGCTTCCATGTATAAGTCCATGAACCGTCAGAGCCACAGATGTTCCAGCCATAAGGCCCTCGTTGCCAAGCACAGGCAAAGCCATCTAGTAATACTGAGCCAATAGGCGGTTCTTTCATTTTCTTAACCATTACCACTCCCTATGATTGTAGGTGTTTAGGGCATCTTGAAGGTTGTCAAAATAATCTCCACGAGAGCAGGCTCCGGTGGCGTGTGTGTATGTCCATACAACAAATGGGTGTATAGGGCTATTGGGTGCTAGGCACAGTACCACATCGGTGTATTCGTCGGCTTGTTTGTGTTGGAGCACTGTGGCACCGGCAGATGTACCGTTACCCTCTATAACAATGCCGGGCTTGATAGTACTGATATCTTTTGGTCTCACTTATTTACCTCCGTTAGCACCTTGTTGATGAGTTTGAGCATGTGTACATCTATTTGTACTTGGGCAAGTGATAGTTGTTGTTGATTTACTGAGTTTTCTAAAGCCTCAATACGGTCCTGCATTTCCTTGTTAGTCACGGTTTATCTCCTTTTTCCATAGGTTACGCATGCGCTTAGACCAACGCTTCTTGTTGGGTAAGGAACCCGCTGCATTGGAGCGACGCAATTGCTGTACTCGCTTGATCCTGTCCTTGTTGGGTGAGTTGCGGAACATGGGCGCCTCCGTGTGTTTGTGTTGGTTGAGCCATCACCGCTTTGATGAGGGCAAGACATAGCATGTGCTTATCATGCAATGTGATAGTGCCGGTCTTACTTATCTTGGCTGACACCTGTATAGTGTGCATTGCCTTCCTTTCTTGTGAGGGAAATAGAAAGGGCGGGGAGAGCCCCTCAACTCTCAACCCGCCCTGTTGTCTGTATAGATACAGACTGCTCAATTAATCCTTAATGTGCCAATCCCAAGTCTCGTGCTCTTGGTCAATCTTGTACTGCATATCTATGATTTTATAGACAAAGGTCACAAGTACGATTGTCATTACAAGTACAAATAACATTAGGCTGCCTCCTTCCTTGTGAACAAGGTAAGAGGTAGGGGAGATACATAGCCTGTGCCGTCACGCCACTCACCAGCCCAAATTCCGTAAAGTCCGGGGGTTGCTTGGGCGTATTCCTTACAGGCAGAGAGCAGGGAACAGGTATTACAGATAGCCTTAGCCTCTGCTAATGCTTTCTTGGAGCGTGTGTCTTTGTCGGGGAAGAATACATCGGGATCAACTTGGGCACATACTTGTGTACCATCATACGGATAAGACATAGCATTCCTTTCATAGAGGGGTGATTTCTGCGAAAAACGGCGGGGAAACTAAGATACTCTCACATAAGATAGAGAGTGAGAGAGACATAGGGCATAGATTGATTACACAGACTTACTCATACTCTTGGCTGCAGCCTCAATGACGCGTAACCTATGTCTCTTCCACTAACTACCTGATAATAGACCGGTAGGGTAGTCCCATAGAAACTACCTGATAGCAGAGCCACCCCATAGTCCCTGACCTGGTCTCACTCTCAATGATGGGAGTTATGTGACGACAGTAGCCTGAAAGGGCTCCCAACTCCCAATGATGAGAGTTAGGAGCCTTTCGTGTAGCAGGACACCGAATATGGATAGGCTACTTCTCTCTGGGGCGGTGTAACACTTCCATACACCTGTGTATTTGGACATAATGTCCCCTAGGTTGAGTCTAGACTCCCCGATAGCCCGTATCTATGAACATAGTAACTATGCTCATAGCAGGAGAGCCGGAGTATCCCCCGACTCCCCCACTACTAGCATAGGCTAGGCAGCGATAGTTGCCTTCTCTGCGTTAGCCCGTGCCTCCTTGAGGAGAAGTTGAATAGATTCCAACTCCTTCTCTAGGAGGGCAACTGCTTCATTGGCAGGAGTACCTGCCTTGACGAAGGCTTCACGAGCCTTCGTCATAGAAGCGATAGCGAAAGCGTGAGCCTTGCCGTTCGCACGGCGTGTGGCTACGGCTTCATCAGCGGCAGCATCTACCTGCTGCTTCAACGCATTAAGGGCGGGGAGAACATCTCCACCCATAGCGATAACAGCGGCACACTCCTCAGGCTTCTTATAGAAGGTCTGAGTGAGGTCAGCCCACTTAGATGGCTCTATCTTCAGAGCACCTGAGAGATAACCACCGAACACGCGAGATGCGTTGAGAGCAGAGCGATACTTACCGCCTGTGTATACAGCACTCAAGTTAGGGTGCTTGTCGAAGAACTTAATGAACTCAGTAATGGAGTTCTTAGTATCCTCTGTGTGGTTGATAATTTGCTTGACCACATCAAGCGTAAGTGTCTTTGTAGACATATTACTCCTTACTACCGATACAGATAGTATCGGGGGTACTACCCGTGCCCTAGTGTGCTATGACGCACTACACCTAGAAGTGCTAGGGCGACGGGCTATACACAGAGAGGTTCGCCTATCCTATTAGGGCGATACTCACCACTATGTGGTTTTCTCTCCCTTCTCCTTCGGGCTGTCCGTAACTTTAGTCTAATTTTCGCTTTTACCCTCCCCCACCCTTAAATCCCTTTAATCCCTTTTGTCCAGCAGAGCGCACGAAGGGTTGGGACTCTATGATGGTAGACAGTGGCCTACCGTCTATGTCCGATTTATCATGGTTTGTCCTATTCTGATCATAATTTGGTGAAAAATGGGCGGGAAATTGGGTAACTCTCATCATAGTTATGAAATTTCTAGGAGAGAAAAGGTACATTTATAACTTTTTGTTAGGTTTTTAATAAATTTACTGCGATACAGTGGCTAAATGTGGTAGAATATTTAATAGAGCGCTCAAATAGAGGCTCTATTTAGCTAATTTATCGTCTAAGGAGATAAAATTATGACAATTATGCCACATACAGGCGGGTATCCTAAGGGAGATCCTCATAAGGGTCGATATAACGAGCCTTGGGCACCTAAACAACCTACTCATATGCCTGAAGTAACGATCACTACACTCTTTCCGCAGTTCAATCGCTGGGCAATTGGGTTCGATCCATTACTAGATACCTTCAAACAGGTCGCTGCAGGTAGCAAATCTGGCGGGTATCCTCCATACAACATCTATAAAGATAAGGACACATACGTCCTAGAACTGGCTGTAGCTGGTTTTGGTAAGGAAGATATCACTATCAGTGTAAAAGAGCTCCAGTTGACCGTAGAAGGCCGTTTAGAGGCATCTAAGCCGGAGCCTATCCATAAGGGAATCGCTACCCGTGACTTCAAGCAGGACTTCGTATTAGCGGAGTATGTAGTAGTCAAGGGAGCTGAACTTAAGGATGGCTTGCTACGCATTACATTAGAGCAAGAGCTACCCGACGAATTGCAGCCAAAGATCATCAAGATCAAGTAATTCTGTGGTAGAATATTAATTAGAGGGCCTTATGGGTCCCACCCGCTCCAGTAAGATACCGCCTGTTTTGGTCCTAAGTTTATGTGTAGATACATACGCCTCTAGGGCTTTCTGTAAAGAGACTAGCATTGGGTCTTACTGGAGCATTTTAATGGTCGTTAGCTCATTGGTAGAGCGCCCTACTCATAATCGGGAGGCGCCTGGTTCGATTCCAGGATGACCAACGTTGTCAAGCTCAATTCCGTATGAAAGATTGCGATTAGCTAGGCAACCCCCTTTTATGGAGGCAAGAAAGAAGAGAAGAATGAATGATGAAGAGGCCAGGAAGGCCATAGATAAAGCAAGAGGTAAAGAACGACTAGAAGAGTCGATCCAGCATACTATCAAGATTGCTGAAGAAGAGGCTTGGAAGCATCAGATCCACGATTAGGTAACTACACCGATCCCCGCGCGAAAGAGGGCAATATGTACGTTTTAGGTATTTTGACAGGTATGTTAGGTGCATGGTTCTGGTTGGCCTTTGCATCCCCACATGCAAGACAAGAGAACAATGATCCTAATAGTGTGGAGGTACAGTGCCACTTCTGTGGACGCATGTATCGCACAATTCGTACCAATCTCCGTGTAACTAATAGATGTGGAAACTGCTAATGCCAAAATACGATTATAAGTGTGAAAACTGTAACTCTCAAGTTGAGGTAGAGCGCTCTATGCATGAGGAGTCACAACCTATGTGTACCGGGTGTAACTCAACCATGTCCCGCGTTTGGCAGGCTACGCCTGCACATTTTAAAGGTGGCGGCTGGGCTGGCAAGGAGTAGTATTAAGCCATGAGTAAACGCAGACGTGGTTTAGGTAGAGGATTGACTCAGATCAATGCTCAGAACACCTCTAATAGCCCAACCTCAAGATCAAACGACCCTTTTGGAATTAAATCCTTAATTCCTAATGAAGAGCAGTTGGCTGCACGAGAATCGGACCCTACAGGCTACGAGATGGCTTTAGCGGCTAGTAGAAGCCGTATCGATGGTTTAGAGTCCCTAACACCCGATGAAGCTGCGTTACAGCGTAGATTATCCCGATTTGGTACAGATCCTGACTTTGGTCCTGGTTATGAGGTTGTTAACCCCGCTAAGACTAGTGGTCATGGAGATGCCCGCGCTCAAAAGATCGGGTATAACCGCGCCCTTCAATATTTGGCTATTTTGATGCGTGATGGTAAGATGGTTGGGTATCCAGGAGTTGACCCAGATACTTGGGCAGCCTATCAAAGCTACAGCTCCACCCACAGCTATATCAATATAGAACTAGCTGCCTGGGCAGGGGCATGGGATGACCTTGGAAAGCATGGGACTCCCCCACAGACCAATGAGCAATTATTTGAGCAGGGAACTCAAGACTAGTCTGGTATCCTTAGGTACCTACCGAGAGGGTTCCAATGACTACGCTTGCTGCAATACAAGGTGACGGCTGGGCCGTCTTAGGTTGTGATAGCCGCGCTTCTGATGAGGGCGGGCGTTATATGGATCTTGCTACACATAAGATCGTAGAAAACAATGGAGCGCTTATTGCTGTCTCCGGAGCATCCCGCGGTGGAAACATCGCACAGTTTGGGTGGAAAGCTCCAAAACCTCGCGCTAATGAAGATCTAGATGTTTTTATGACTACTAAGTTCATTCCTTCCCTACGTAAAGCTTTTCAAGATGCTGGGTATGAAGGTAAGGATGATGGTTCTGCTGCTGGGCATGACTCAAGCCTTATTGTGGCTATACGCGGCGTAATCTATCCGATCTTTGAAGATTACTCTTGGGATCGTGAAGCTCGCAATGTTTACTATTCTGGTAGTGGTGGGGACATCGCGCTAGGTGCTTTAGAGATTTTAAACTACCAGAAGCTCAAATCTCCCGAAGCAGCAGAGAAAGCTGTATATAAAGCCATAGAAGCGGCCATAAAGCACGACATTTACTCCGGCGGAGAGATTCATACATACGTACAAGAAGCCTAACTTATGTCATCATTGTCCCTGTTCGACCTTCGAACACTCACATTGATCAAGTGAAGGAAATAAATTCATGGCAAATGCACGCGATGGAGGATCGTCAGTATCAGTTGCAATCTCAGGCATCACAGCCTCAGCTGGAACTGTAACTTACGCAACCTCAAGCACAACCGGCCTATTTGCAGGCCAAACAATTACAGTATCAGGAGCGACTGCTTCCGGATATAACGGAACATTTACAATTGCTGCTGTTTCAGCAAACACCAATTTCACAGTAACTAGCGCAGCTACAGGCTCAACCTCAACAGCTACAGGAGTTGGTTACACAGGAAATCCACGCATCGACATGGCATGGGGTAGCTTCCCAATCCAACCAGATGATGACCGTCAAGTTTCACCATCTCAGACTGTAACAGTCAGCGGAGCAGGAAACGTTGCTTGGACTAACTACGGAACTCTTGCTTCTGCTAAGTTGGCTCAATCAAACATTTCTTCAACTCTTAACCAGCTTACTGGCGTAACAGTTCCAGATAACCACGTACGTGCTGCACAGAACTGGGATTCATACCCAGCATCACCTACTCAAACCGGTATCCCAACATCTTCTACAGTTACAACTGTCCCAGCTCTTCTTGGAACAACTTTCAAGTATGCAGTAGATAAGTTGCACGATGCAGGATTTGACCTCGGAAGCCTTACTTACACCACAACTGGTGCTACACCTAGCGATATCCGTGTATCTGTAACAGGTGCATCTAACTCCGCTGGAACAATCACCTACACAGCTGCAAATAACTTCGTAGCTGGTCAGATTGTAAGCGTTGTTGGTCTTGGCGCAACTGCTACACCTACACTTACAGGCGCTACCGTTTCAGGTACAGGAACATCTACAACTGTAACATTCAACACTTCAAATACCACAGGTATCGTAGTTGGATCGATTGTTACAATCGCAGGTGCTACTGGCGCAACTGTCGGTACTCTTAACGGTACATGGTACGTAAGTGCTGTTGTTGCTAACACCAGCTTCACCGCTGCTGTAGCTGCCCCAGCATCTATCACAGCCGCTTCTCCAGTATTCACAAGCGCTACTGTTTCAGTAGTTTCTGGATTCAACCTTGCAAACCAAGTTGTTCTTGCTACAAGCTTGAGCTCATCTCAGTTCTTGGTTACCCCAACAATCTCTGCAAGCACAACTCTCCCATCTGCAGCTCTTACAACTCAGACAGGTACAGCTTCAGTTCTTGCTAACGTTGGAACCATCAAGACTCAGTCACTATCTGCTGGTTCATCTTCAACTCAAGGAGCATCAGTGGATCTATCGATCTACCGCTTCCAAGATGGAACAAACCCAGGAATTGTCGTTCCTGGTGGATATGTAGCTGGATAACCTACCTCGTAAAGAGCCGGGAGTTAACGCTCCCGGCTTTTTGCTTTAGTGAGAGAATACTCTTATGCATCCTAAGAAACATCAGCACAAGTACCCTATGCGAGACGTCGCAACCGCAGGACGTCTTGAAGGCACCCTACTACCTGCAGCTACAAGCTGGTATAATTCTATGTGGGGTGTTGGAGATGGAGCACTAAGCACCTACACAGGTGTCGATATGGATGCCCCTACTGGTCAGGAGAATGAAAGTGTCGAGTCTAGCGAACCCGCCTCAGCCACTTCTACAGGAGCAGCAGCGGGTCCAGTGTGACGGCTGCTCAGCCAGGGCTTCTACAGTAGTTTCGCTCCCATACGGGGATTTATCTTTTTGTAACCATCACTATAATAAACACGCTCATGTCCTTACAGAACAAGGCGGAGTTGCTAGACTTCTGGGTATATCAGAGGAAGATTAGGATTAACATGCCAAATAACCCATACTTCAGTAACGTAGTAAAGCCAAACTCCGGAGGCGGCCGTAGTGGTGGCGGATTCGTAGGGAAGATCATTGGCGGACTTGCTCAAGAACACAGAGCTAAAATGCAGCATGAATATGCTGCTGATCTGATTAAGCAAAGAGCTGTTGGAGAAATTGTCTCAAAGATGGCAACATCCTCTATCGCATCTGAATCTGAAAAAACAGATATGGAAAATCGTAGAGAACATTACAAAACTTTAACTGATGATATTCACTCACACCTCACACCGGAAGAACGCAAAGCTGCGGGTATTGGAAATATTGATCCATTCCTAGTAGGTGGAAAAGACTTCCAGCAACTTGGTCAGTCTCGTGTTGGCCGCATCAAGCCGGGTGAAAACCCTGCTGGTGGCGGCAAAGGTAACGCTAATCCAAATGACGCTATGGATACAAGTCGTTCTAATGATGACTCTTCATTTACAGACACGTACGATGACGAAAATACTCCACCTAAACCACAGCCTAGCCCAACACCGGATACATTTACAGACCAAACTCCTCCACAGGCTGCTGCAGCTAAAAAGACACCTCGTAAGAGAAGCGCTGCAAAACCTAAAGCGGATACTTCTACATCTAAGGCTCTGTCTTCAAAGAGCGTTACTCAAAATATTGCTGATTCAAATAAGGAGGACAACTAATGTCAGAGCGCGGTAAAAAGGTAAATAAGAACAATCCTGCCGTACGTCAAGCACGTGGGGCTAAAAAGCGTGCCGCAAAGCAAGAACGCGTTGAAAATATTGTAGAAGCTACGCAAGGTCTGCCTGCTCGTGAATCTGCTGCTCCTAATTTAGATTTCCCTGAAACACAGTTAGTTGGCGGTTCTGCGGGTGAGTCTACCTCTATTCCTACTTGGACGCCTCCTTTAGAGACTGCTGAAATGTCTGATGAAAAGAAGGCTGAAGTTCGTGAAACTCTTAAAGCAGATGTAGGCAAGTCTGAAAAAGGCAAGGCTCGACGTAGACAAGAGAAGTCTCAAACTAAAGCTGACGAAGCAATCATTGCTGAAGCAAATCGTGAAAAGACCCCAGCAGAGCAAGAAACATACGATGCTAATGCCGCTGGAGTATCTGTAGGAAGTTTACGTGCTGTACGTCAAGGACGAGCAAGCTTTGTAGATCAAAAGCCAAAAGAGAAAAAGAATCTTGTACCTTTAGATGTTCCAGCTGCTGAAGCTGATCAACCACGTAATCTAGCAAATCCTACTGGAGCAGGTAACTTTATCCCTCTAGGTGAAGCTGCACGCGGTAATCGTGCTCAACCAGTTAGTGCAGCTACTGAAGAAAATACTGTTGACCGTATTAAGTCAGGTATGGGTGTTTCAGGCCTTCAAGAAGGTACAAGCACTGAAATAATTAACCACCCAATTCATGGAGAGATGGAAGTATCTGCAGATGTTGCACGTGCACATCGCCTATATGACCTCGATTGGAACAGAGATCCTGCTCGAGCTAACCGCTTAGCCGGTGTTGGACGAGATGATTATGCAAGTCCTTATCAACATAAGGGCGGACATTATGAGCGTCTAGGTCGCCTTCAAGCTGCGGGAGAAAATCCAGATGATATTTCAACCTATGCTCGTAAAATGGGCAAGACTATGTACGATGTTGTAGAAGGTCGTCATGCACTTTTGCAGGATAAGATCGACTCTACACGCATGGTCAACTACGGTATGCAGCATTTGCATCCAGAAGATACCTTTACTCACCCAGAAACAGGGGAAGCCCATCCAATAAGTGAGTGGTCTACTAAACACAACATGCCTCTTACTCCAGAAGGTCATCCTGATCTTTCTGCTACAAAAGGCACGAACACATCTATCTATAAAGATCAAAACGGAAATCTTCAGACAACAGTCCCTACACACCTCGGTTGGTGGAAAACACCTACTGATGGAAAGTCAGGACGTGAAAATCTAGGAGAACGCCCAGGTAACTGGAGCTTTAGAACTAGTGTTCCTGCATTAGATGCTGCCCCAAGCACACCTCCAGTATCTGCATATGACTTCACATTGCAGCAGACTCGAGAAGCTATCCCACTAGGATCTAAGCAAAGTCGTGCAGAGATTTCACAAGCTGCTCGTGCAATGGCTGCTATTCATGCAGCAAGTGCGGGGGTATCTACTCCGGGCAGAATTTCTACATCACAGATTACAGACCCAGGTACTGGTTTAGCACTTCCTGAACCAGTTGAAAAAACTACTGGTGCTCGTCCTACATATATAAAGACCGGTAATCCCGCTGATCCAAAAGTCTATACTCGTAGCGAGCTAGGTGAAGGAATCAACCACCTTGTTTCTAAGCAATTAGCTGCATCTGTAGGTGGCGGACCAGAATCTTCTACCGGAGAGATTACAAGAAGCGGAGATGTAGCCACTACTGGCGATACCGCTCCTACTCAAGGTCGTTCAAGAAGCTTTGTACCTGCACCAATCGTGTCTAATAAAACAGATGCGGCATCCGCATTTCAACCATCAGAGGCAGTTGTTTCTGGAACAGGAGAAGAAAACAAGGCGTTGTCTGATAAGTTAACTGGTCAAGCAGATGAACTTGATTCAGCTAAGCTAACTACTGCTGCTATGGGAACTGCTCCACAGGAGAAAGCGCTAGAAGCGCCTTCATTCCACGTAGATGAGTCTGGCAACCCTATTCCACAAGCACCTAAGGTAGGTCGTTCAGGACAGCGTCGTACGTTTGTTAGTGGACGTACTACAAACGCTCCTCGTGGAGCACGTCAAGCATCTATTATTTCATCCTTTATTCCGGTACATAATCCTCCTGTAGGCGCTGAAGGCCCAGTAGTTAGTTCAGGTGTCAGCGCTAAACCTGCTCGTAGGCACAAGAGAACTGGAGAAGTTCTCGAACCTGAGCGTAAAGCAATTCCAGGATTGACTGGAAGCAGCACTCCGCTAGGAGGTCGGGCACAATCTGTACAACTTGAACTCCCAGAAATTGGACAAGCTGTTGCTGGAGGACAAAAGCGTTTACTTAAGCGAGGAAACCCAGCTGCTGGTACATCAAATGTTTACGGCATAGATCCTAATACTTCAACTATGGCTAATGATTCCTACAGAAAACAAGCTGAGGCGGAACTTGCTGAAGGTAGAGAAAAAGAATCTGCTCCTACAATGACTGCTAGTGCTGCAAGTAAGTTCAGCAGAATTAACCTAGAGGACAACCCAAAGCAGGCTCCTGCTCAACCTATGTTGGATTTTGGACAACCAGAACGCGAAGAGGAGCAAAAGCAGCTTGCTGCTGGAAAGATCACTCATCGTAGCGGCGAACAATGGGGCTTCCTAGATAAGCGTTGGCTAGGCAATGTAGGTACGGAAAATACCTCAGAAGAACTAGAACAAGATCTAGCTGCTGATAGGCGTTCAAAGTCTTCTGAAAAACCTCGTAACCCAGTAGCTGCGCCAGCAGGACTTCCTAAGGCTGGTCCTAAATCTGCTCCGGTTGATACTACTGGTGCGGTCCCAGCTGCTCAGCGTATTCTTGGTGAAATGCATGGAAGCAAGCAGATCCAAGATGCTTTGACTAAACTTCGCGGTGCTCAATCTACTGAGGAGTAAAAATGTCTCTTAATGATATTTTTAAATCTCATTACCCTAAAGGCAATAAAATGCCTAAGAACTTGCGCCACAATGCGCGAGAAGCTGCGGAGTACCTAACAGGTATTCCTTACGAGGAAGATCCTGACGCAATTAAGTTTGTAGGAAATGCCGGACGATCATCAGGAACGAATAACTAATGGCACGTAAAAAGAAGGCTGCATCAGCAGAAGACCAAAAGGCGCAGGGATTACGCATCCTCGCCTCTGAATCTCCTTTTGTATGGAACCAATATCGTTATGGCCATGATTGGGATTGCCCTAAATGCGGTGAAAGAGTCTTTCACTCTAATAATAAAGGGCGCCTAAGACTCTCACAATTTGCTGCAGAAAACGATATTAAAGGAATTGGCAATAAGGCTCAGCTACACTTAGCTAGTGGATGCCAATCTACAGAGGACAAGCTACCAGAAAGAAAAGATTTGGATAACTAATGACGACTAAGAAAAAAGAACACCATAAGTCTGCTGCTTGGACACGCAAAGAGGGGCAAAACCCTAATGGCGGTCTAAATGCTAAAGGACGTGCCTCTGCTAAGAAGGAAGGCCATGATCTTAAGGCTCCTAGCAAAGATCATGATAATAAGCGTCATAAGTCTTTCTGCGCTCGTATGAAGGGTATGAAGAAGCACAACACTTCTTCTAAGACCGCTAACGATCCAAATAGCCGCATTAACAAGTCTCTACGTGCATGGGACTGTGATTGCTAATGACTACTAAGAAAAAAGAAGTAGCAGGAGGAAAAGAATACAAGGGTTCTGCAGCCAATGGTGGCCGCAAGATCATTGTTGAGCATTATAAGGATTCAAATGGTAAATGGCACACCACGTCCAAAAATGCTGCTCGTGCGAAGTACGAAAAGAAGCATGGGAAATTACCTCGTGGTACGGATGTTGACCATAAAGATAACAACCACGATAACGATTCATCAGGAAATCTACGTCCTCTAAAGCATGGTAAGAATACCGCTAAGGAGAACAAGCGCAGAGCGGGAAAGAAATGACAGAGATCTGCTTAGTAACCGCACCCTTTACGATGACTCCTAAAGGATACGGCTACTATAAGGATGCTTCAGGTAAGCTTATTAAACTATAAGCTTAGGGCAGAGCTTTATCCACATCTGTACAAGCCTGTGGTCCCTCTGTCCAGGATCTGCATGCCAAGGCGTCCAGTTCTTACCTCCAGAACTCATTCTGTAGGCGATCTGAGCGTTTGTAATAGGATCCTTAAGGTCATTGGCTGACTTAAGCCCAAACTCCTTCACACGGCCCTTTAAAGTCCCGTAAAGGTTAACCTGGAACATGCCATAAGAATTATCTCCGGTACGGGGATTATAGTTATGGGCAAGAGGGTTGCCATGAGTTTCCTTCATAGCTACAGCCCAAGCCACCTTAAGCGAATGACCTTTAAACCCTACAAACTGTAGAAGCTGGTAGAGCTGCTTAGGGGTTAATTTTTGAGCAAGCCTGTACTGCCCTAGAGGAGTTAGGCATTGTTTAACTACTGGGGCTGCTGCCCTTGCCGGGAAAGTTAAGATATTCCCTAATGTTAGTAGGATTACTAGTCCAAAAACTACAAAATTTCTTTTACCATTTAAAAGCACACTATCTCCTAGGCTAGAGAGCCAACCCGAACTATTTACCTACTGTCACTAGGTACCTAGCAGCCTGGTCTCTTTCTACCGAGGCAGTTGTAACTCTTTTGTTTCGTTGTTAGTGTTAGAGGTTTTTACCCCTCTATACAATATAGTACCAGTAAATACAGGGGTCAAGCAACCTAGAAGTGTGAGATACTAGTATCTTACCTTGGAGAGGCAAAATAATGAGAGTTCAGCGAATTATTACAAAACAGGGTCATCCGGTACCTAAAACAGCAGGTCACGCTAAAGGACCATTCCCACCGGAGCTATTTCAGCGTCCAGAAGTAATCTATGACTATGTTCCTGCTGATGAGACTACTCCAGGGGCAACTGCTCAAAATAACTATAGAGAGCCTAGAGCTTTTAAATGTAAGTTCTGTAATGAAGTAATGTATGAGCATAAAACGATGGATCACGCATGTGAGGGTATGGTAGATGGCACAGACGCATGATATTGGTAAATTTTATTGGCATACGCTAGTTTATCCAATAAAACCTAAGGTAATATTTGATAGAGCAGAGACTCAGCAAATTGAAGAACCTTACCTTGGAGGCAAAGGTTGGGCAATAAGACTTCCCCTAACTAGGCTTGCAATAGTGGTAGGGATCTATAAAAATAAATATAGCGAGAGCGTTGCCCTTACTAGAGCTATAAACGGTAGAGGAATAGAAGAAAGCTTGTTTGATTGGGACACTGTAAGATACGGAGCAGAAGATGAAGATATTTAAGAGCAAAAGCACAAGAGAACTAACCCGAGTACAACGTAGAGTTAAGTCTCTACCTACAGCCGAGCTACTTGCTTGGACAGACCAAATCATGTACTCAGTCGGCAGAAATCTTTCTGCATGGCAAAAGGGTCAAAACAAAGCTCTTCTAGAGGAAGCAAGATTAGGCGCAGAGTCTTTACATGCCATCTTAGACACATTGAGTGAAAGAACATCTCTATGAGCGATTTAGACGAGGAGTTTGACTCCGAATATGAAGGCCAGTATGGTCTTGAAGAAGAGTCTGATCTTCCTCCTGAACCTGTAGAAGAGCTCGATGAGCTCTCCAAGGAATTTGTACGTGCCCTTGTAGATAAAATCATGCAGTTTATGGAAATGCTTGTTGGCCACGAGCTCCACAACTATCAAAAGCCTTTGGCACGCCGTGTTATTGAGTCGGTAATTATTAATGATGGTGAAGAAATAACGGCTCTAGCTTCTCGTCAGTCCGGTAAGTCAGAAACCATTGCTAATACAGTAGCAACTCTTATGGTAATTCTCCCCCGTCTTGCTGCAATCTACCCAGATCTTTTAGGTAAGTTTGGGGATGGCATCTGGGTGGGAATGTTCGCACCGGTTCAAAACCAGGTAGAAACCCTATATGGCCGCACAGTATCCCGTTTAACCTCAGAACGTGCTATGGAGATCTTTGGAGACCCTGAGATCGACGATGTGCCTACCAAAACCCCAGGTGTTGTAAGAAACCTTAAGCTTAAGAAATCAGGATCGACCCTGATGATGATGACAGCTAACCCAAGAGCTAAGATCGAATCTAAGTCGTTTCACTTAATTATTATTGATGAGTGTCAAGAAGCTGATGACTTCGTAGTATCTAAGTCTATTGCGCCTATGGGTGCGTACTACAATGCTACTATCGTAAAAACTGGAACGCCTACAACTCACAAGAACGGGTTCTACCGTTCTATTCAGTTAAACAAACGCAGACAAAACGGAGCAAGAGCTAAGCAGAACCATTTCCAGTGGGACTGGAAAGATGTGTCAAAAGTTCAACCTAACTATGAAAAGTTCATTAGAAAAGAAATGCTTCGTATTGGAGAAGATTCAGATGAGTTCCAACTTTCGTATAACTGTCTTGTTCCTGAAACAAAAGTATTAACTGCTGATCTTAGATACGTAGAACTAGGTTCTATAAAGGTAGGTGATTCTCTTGTCGGATTTGATGAAGAATCCACTACTAAAGGTGCACACCGTAAAATACAAAAAACCTTAGTTACTAAGGTGGATAGAATTATTAGGCCTGTTTATCGTATTCAACTATCAGATGGGACTAAGGTAGACTCTTCTGATGGACATTTATGGCTAGTTTCTACTGCTGGTCGCAGAACTATATGGAAACGTACAGATGAACTGGTAGATACTGACCGTATTTTTAAAATATTCGATACATGGGAATATGAAGAAAGCTACAGAACCGGCTATCTTGCAGCAGCATTTGATGGAGAAGGGCACTTTTCCAAACAAAGAATGTTAGGTTTTTCTCAAAGAGATAATATTATGCTTAAGAAGGTTAAGCAATATCTAGATGAGTTGGGATTCAAGTACTGGGAAAGGTATGAAACGGGAACTAATAACGACGTAACTGTTTTACATATAACTGGTGGTCGCGCACAAATGTCTAAGTTCTTGGGGCAGATACGTCCCGAGCGTTTGCTTAGTAAAGTTGATCTAAATGAATTTGGATCAATAGGTAGACATGATTTTACTGGACAAGACTTTGAGCACCCTCTAGTGTTAAAGACGGAATACCTAGGAGAATTAGAGGTAATAGCGCTTGAAACTACCACGAAAACATTTATCGCAGAAGGATTGGCCTCTCATAACTGTAAGTGGCTCCTCGAAAGAGGAATGTTCGTCACATCCTCAATCATGGATGACCTTGGAGATACATCTCAAGAAATCGTTAAGAGCTACTTTAAATCGCCGGTTGTCGTGGGTGTTGATCCTGCCCGTAAGATGGACTCGACGGTTGTCACGGTGGTTTGGGTAGACTGGGATCGTCCAGACGAGTACGGCTACTATGACCATAGAGTTCTAAATTGGCTTGAAATTCAAGGCGATGACTGGGAAGAACAGTACTTCCAGATCCAGCAGTTCCTATCTAACTATGACGTGCTTGCTATCGGAGTAGACGCTAACGGAGTAGGTGACGCGGTGGCTCAGCGCCTCAAGGTGCTTATGCCTAGAGCTGACGTCATGTCTGTTACCTCTAGCCCAACAGAGCAATCTCGTCGCTGGAAACATATGCAGGCCCTTATTCAGCGACAGATGGTCTCCTGGCCGGCTCACGCTAAGACCCGCAGACTTCGTATTTGGAAGAAGTTTTACCAACAAATGACAGATGCTGAGGTTCAGTATAAAGGACCTAACTTCTTGGTAGCTGCTCCAGATGAAGCCCATGCCCACGACGATTTTGTGGACTCATTGGCCCTAGCTTGCTCTCTAACCCAAGAAATGGTGATGCCTACTATCGAAGTAAGCGCCAGTCCTTTCTTTTAATTTAGTATGACAAAACCCTCAGTACAAGCGAGAATTAACCCTGAGGACCTCAATCCCAACCCTATAGGAGAATAAACAATGGCAATGGAAAATATTGCACCTACCCCTCAGTTCCCTGAGCGCGTAGGAACAAGCTATGAGCGCAAGTTCAGCCCAGCAGCACCTGGTCTTCGTGGACCACTTCGTTTCGAAGAAGGCGTTGCAACAGACACAGACGTTCCTAATGATTTCCAACTTGGCTTGGATCAAGGTTATGACACACCAGCTGGTCGTCCTAACCACAACATGAACGTTATGGAAAAGTATCCTGAAGAGACCATGAAGGAGCGTGCCCACGTTGGTTCAGCTGCTTGGGTCGAAGCCCCAACTTACCTTAGCGAGTTCGCTCAAGGTAACTTTGGTGACCACTCTACTGTTGTCATCGAAGAAGAGATTCGTAGCGGTGGACGTTATGGCCGCATGAATCCTGCATCGGTACAGGATTAATTAAGGTATACTAATGTTGTCCCCGGTCGCAAGGCCGGGGATTACATGAGGGAGAATAATGGTTAACACAGTACCAACAAACCCAAAGCTTCTTGAAGCTATTGAAAGTGCTGCTAAAGCTAAGTATCCTAAGCGTAGAGGAAAAGGAACAACTCCTCAAGCAAATAAATTAATTAGCCAGCAATATGCTGCAGCAGGTGAAGGATATACAGACGATATCCGTAAGGTAGATCCAAAGAAACGCGATCTTAAAGCAGAAGCTAAGAAGCGTGAAGCAGCAAAAGAAGCTAGACTTAAGAAAAAAGCTAAAGATACAAATACTTTGTATATTAAAAAATGAGGGCAACTATGATTGGAATTAATCGATGAGTGGTGGTATTGATTTTAGTCCTCCGTCGTATAGAGCGGCGTCGAGTGACTTAACTATCTCAATTTCTCCACTAGGTCTTGTAGAACTAGCGGATGAAGAATTTGAAGTTCACGGCCCACGTTTAAACCGTTACTCACTTAACTGGGCAATGTATCTAGGGCACCACTGGTCATATCGCCGTGAGATGGGCGAATCGCAGATGGTATATAACTACTATCGCGCATTTACAGATTTTATTATTAACTTTACATTTGGACGCGGAGTTTCATTCCGTAGCCCTCTAGCTACAGAGGCAATCGTCCCAGATATCCTAAAGCGTGTTTGGGAGATCGACAACAACAAGCACGGTGTCCTATGGGAAATGGGACAGCAAGGCGGCGTATCAGGAGACGTATTTGTCAAGGTAGCTTACGAAGAGGGTTATGAAGACTCAGTAGGAGCAATGCACCCTGGTCGTGTTCGCATCCTTCCTCTAAACTCATCTTTCTGTTTCCCAGAGTTCCACCCACACGATCGTTCACGCTTGATTCGTTTCAAGCTCAAGTACCGCTTCTGGGGTACATCTGTAGAGGGCACACGTCAGGTTTACACCTATACTGAAATCCTTACTGATGACCGCATTGAGGAGTACATCAATGATGAACTTATTGACTCCCGCCCTAATCCTATCGGGGTTGTGCCTATTATTCACATCCCCAATGTCCTCGTCTCGGGTTCTCCTTGGGGGCTTTCTGATTGCCATGACGTTATTACGCTAAACCGCGCCTATAACGAGACTGCTACAGATATCGCTGACATTGTTAACTACCACGCCGCACCAGTTACGGTTATTACCGGAGCTAAAGCATCCGCCCTTGAGAAGGGCCCTAAAAAGGTCTGGGGAGGCCTTCCAAAGGACGCACAGGTATTTAACCTAGAAGGTGGCGGACAAGGCCTCATGGGGGCTCTGGAGTACCTTAAAATGCTTAAGACGGGCATGCATGAGATGATCGGTGTACCAGAGACCGCACTTGGTCAGGTACAGCCTATTTCTAACACCTCTGGCGTTGCTCTTTCTATCCAGTACCAACCATTGATGAATAGGTACCAGCAAAAGCTTGTACAATATGGTGAGGGACTACGCCGTATCAATGAACTTGTACTTCGTACCTTGGCCTTTAAAGAGCCTGAGATGTTCACATACAACCCAGTATTTAATGGTCCTATCAAGGAAAACCAGCTCACACAGCTAGATTTGAACAATCCTCTAACCTACGAGACCATTGTTCACTTCGCACAACCTCTTCCACTGGATAAGCTCATCGTCCTCAATGAAATCCAGCAGAAGATGAATATGAATCTTGAAAGCCGTGAAGGTGCTCTACGTCAGCTTGGCGAAGAGTTCCCAGCAGAAAAGCTCGAAGAAATTCGTGCAGAGCTTATCAAGGATGCTAAGGCTGATGGAGCTATCAACCTTATCAAGCAACAGATTAACTCAGCTATCACCTCTTTAACCGGAATGATGCCAGATGGCACCATGCCTCCTGGAGCAGAACCTGGTGATGGAACAGGCCCTGGACCTCTAGGACAACCTGGAGTTATCACCCCATTTGAAGAACAGACTCTTGCTCAGATGCAGTCAGAGTTGGTCACGGAAGCCTATGGTACTAAGATGCCACAGTGGCGTGCGGCCGACAAAGACGGCGGAGCAATGGATGATTTCAAGGGGCAAACAAACTAGCTTTTAGCATGACTACAGAACAAATGTTTGTCATGCTATATACCAAACAAACCCGCAGGTCATCGTGGCACTAAATCGGACAACGACCTCTTAACCTAAAGGAACAACTATGTCAGAACAAGCATCTCCAGTTGTAACGGATGCAGTGGCTCAAGCAGCTTTCAATATGGAAGCTCAAGGAACCCCCGCCCCTACAGCAAGCACTACAGTGGCCTCGTCTCAGTTCGTAGAACAAAAGACATACACTGAAGATGATATCAAGCGAGTACGTGAGCAAGAAAAAAACAAGCTCTACGACACAATTGAATCTCTAAAAGGAGAAGTATCAACTCTAGCTAAAGATCGTGAAGAGCGTCTAGCAGAAGCAGAGCGTCTACGCAAAGAAGCGGAAGAAGAAGCTCGTAAGAAAGCTGAAGCAGAGATGGGCACACGTGAGCTACTCGATCTCAAAGAGAAAGAATGGCAGAAGCAGCTAGAAGAGATTCGTAACGAAAACGCACGCAATCTCGCGTTAGTAGAACGTGAACGTCAATACGCTGCTATTACAGAGTATCGCAATCGTCGCGTACAGGAAGAACAGGATAATATTATCCCTGAGCTTGTAGATCTAATCTCAGGAAATACTCCTGAAGAGATTGAAAACAGTATTACTGGACTTAGAGATCGATCCTCTAAGATTCTAGATTCGGCACAGAGTGCTTTAAGTTCAGCCCGTCGTGAGATGGTCGGAACAAAGCCTACTTTGCCTCCAACCATGGAAAACAATTCGGACCAACAACAGTTTACAGCGGAGCAAATTGCCGCAATGTCGGTTACTGAATACGCAAAAGTTCGCGATCGTCTCGGAATGGGACGTGGGTCGGACAAAGGAATCTTTGGTTAAAAACTAAATAACTACCCCCCAACATATATGAACAAGGAGTAACACCGACATGGCATCAGCCGTAACAGGTACCGGCAATCTCGCCGCTGCCCCAACAGCGTATTCTGGCGCTAACAGCCAGCTTACACAAGCAATTCAGACCATCTGGTCTAAGGAAATCCTATTCCAATCAATGCCTATCTTGCGTTTTGAACAATTCGCAGTTAAGAAGACAGAACTTGGCGTAGCTCCTGGTCTCCAGATCAACTTCATGCGTTATAACAACCTCGGAAACGCTTCAGCTCTTGTTGAAGGCGTCCGTATGTCAACAAACGCATTGACAGCTCAACAGTTCTCAATCACTGTTGCAGAGCATGGATTCGCAATCGCAGTATCTGAGCTTCTACTTAACGCTTCCTTCGATGACGTAATGGCTTCAGCTTCACGTCTTCTTGGTCGCAACATGGCTCTCTACCTTGATGGCCAGGCTCGTGACACACTTATGGCTGCTTCATCTGTTATCTACGGTGAAGATCGTTCAGGTCTCTACTCTTCAGCTGCTAACGCTGCAGGTAACAACCTCTACGCATACGGCACAAACGGTACATCACGTGCTTCTATGACAGGTAACAACTTCCTCTCAACACGTACCGTTAAGGACGCAGTTGAGACCCTTGCAACACGTAACATTCCTCGCCTCGGTGAGACCTACGTTGCATTCGTCCACCCTCACCAGAGCCGTCGCCTTCGCGATAACTCAGAGTTCATTGAAGTCACCAAGTACGCAGCTCCAGGTAACTTCATGCTCGGTGAAATCGGTCGCTTGTACGACACAGTCTTCATTGAGACAACCCAGATCGACAAGGTAACAAACGGTGCAGGTACCGGTTATACAACTGATACAACTGTAGACCCAGCATCTATCGTTTACCCAACTGGTGGGGGTTACACAACTCCTGTTCGTAAGACAGGTAATGGTAACGCAGACCGTTACTCAGCTATCTTCATTGGAGATAACGCATTCGGTCACGCTATCTCACTTCCAGTTGAACTCCGCGATGGCGGTATTCTTGACTTCGGTCGTGAGCACGCACTCGCTTGGTACGCAATCTACGGCCTCGGTCTTATCACCGATCAGTCTGTAGTTATCGCAGAAACCAACTAATTTAACCCGGGGGAGGCAGTAGCCCTGTCTCCCCCACCCCAACAACTATAAGGAGAACACTAATCGTGTCAAAAGCAAAAGTATCTGACGTTACAGGACGTCAACGTGAAGAGCAACTCAAGGCAGTGGCTGAGCAGCAAGCTGCTCGTGCCAATGAAATTTCAATGGCTACTCGTACACAAGAGTATAAGGATGAGGTCGAAGTCACCGATGTGACTCATAACCCATCAGCCCCAACAATTATTGATGAAGTTGAAAGCGTGGGAGTATCCCTAGCTGACGACTCGGTCGTAGTACGCATTGCGGAAGATATCGACCAGATGGTGTTTGGTGCAGGTAACTTTTACTCATTTAAAGCTGGAAAGAAGTACAAGGTTTCAAAAGCCCTTTCTATTCATCTTGAAGAAAAAGGTTACTTGTCTAGCCGTTTGTAAGAGGAATTAATATCCTCTATAGTCCGCTCAACTCCGACAACCGCCCTCCTGTCGGAGTTGAGCCTTTTTTAACCTGACTAATCAAGGGTTTTATTAGATGATTAGCACATAGCCTTTATGGAGGATCTGTGGCCACATTAGCATCACTGTCTAACGTATTACGCGCCGAACTTGGCGATACCGCACGTTCTTTCGTCGATACGTTTACCGGCGACGGAATCACCACCCGCTACCAGCTTAACCAAGCTCCTGTACAAGGCGCAACTTTGGTTATCAAGGTGACCGCAGGCTCTACAACTACAGATGTCTCTAGTACTACTATCGTAGAAGAGGGCACAGGGGTTATAACCCTGGCAGTGGCCCCGGCCAATAATTCAATCGTCACAGTGGTTGGAACTGCTTTTAGGTACTTCACAGATTCAGAGATCTGCTACTACATCAACACGGCATTTGCAGAGCATGCCAGAACCTCTACTGACAGCAACGGAAGCCTCGTTACTATGAGCACGCTTCCAGTGGTCGAGGAATACCCACTAGTTATCTTGGCCTCTACTTTGGCACTTTATGCCCTAGCTACTGACGCCTCATTTGATATCGATATTATTTCTCCTGATGGCGTATCTATCCCACGTTCAGAGCGTTATCGCCAACTCTCAGAGATCATTCAACAACGTAAAGAACAATACCGTGAACTATGCGTATTGTTAAATATTGGCCTACACCGTATTGAGACATTTACTCTACGTCGTATCAGCCGCCTAACAAATCGCTATGTCCCTATCTATCGCCCACAAGAAGTGGACGATGGTTCTATCCCGCAGCGAGTACTGCTTTCTATGCCTACTTATGGAGACGTTACTCCGGCAACTACAGCTCAGGTAAAAGACCTTACTCTTTATGCTGGAGACGACTTTACAGAGATTGTTCAATTCTCATTTGATATCTCAGCCTACACGCCTCTATCTCAAATTCGTCTCTACCCTTCTGTTCCAGGAAGTATGGTAGGACCTGTAATTATTGCATCGTTTACATTTACAAAGTCTGCATCAACAGTTGGGGGAATTGTAGACATCCTTACTATGAAACTACCTGGATCCGCCACTACAAGCTTCCCTAACGTTTCTTACTACGATCTACAGCTAACTGCAGCTGATGGTTCTGTTAAGACATACCTATACGGAAAAGTGTTTACGCACGCACAGGTTAGCAATCCGCTAGGACCCTTCTAATGCCGATCATATATTCTTCTCATCCAACCGGATGTGATTGCTCATCTTGCACGTCTTCAGTGCAACAGGTAATCAGTGTAATTGACTCATCTTTAGATACCGTCTCTATAGGATACCAAGGACCAATAGGTGTTCAGGGAATTCAAGGCTTACAAGGCGGTTCTGGTTACCAGGGACATGATGGTATTCAAGGTCTTCAGGGACCTGCTGGCTCTATGCAAGGTGTTCAAGGCCTACAAGGTCTGCAAGGCCAAAGTATTCAGGGTACTGCTGGAACTCAAGGTATACAGGGCGTACAAGGCACTCAAGGCTTACAAGGTGTACAAGGCGTACAAGGCCACTATGGAAACCAAGGCCTTCAAGGAACATCCGTTCAAGGGTTGCAAGGTACTCAAGGTTTACAAGGCCTTCAAGGAACCCAAGGCTTACAAGGTACGTCTATCCAAGGTATCCAAGGTTTGCAAGGAAACCAAGGTCTTCAGGGGCTACAAGGTCTTCAAGGTTTCCAAGGTCTTACTGGAACTGGTTTGCAGGGCTTGCAAGGACCTGCCGGTTCTATTCAGGGAACTCAAGGCCTACAGGGTAACCAAGGTTTACAAGGTACCTCTATTCAAGGACTTCAAGGCCCTGCTGGATCTATTCAAGGTACACAAGGAGTTCAAGGGCTTCAAGGTAATCAGGGATTAACCGGATCTGGAATCCAAGGATTACAAGGAACATCTGGATCTGGAACACAAGGTATTCAGGGTACACAAGGTATTCAAGGAATATCAATCCAAGGTTTACAAGGATCTATCGGTGACGGAACCCAAGGTCTTCAAGGTATTACAGGACTGCAAGGTGCGGCAGGACAATCTATTCAAGGAACTGCTGGAATTGGTTTACAAGGTATTCAAGGACCTGCAGGAACAGGCAGTGGCGGAAGTGGTTCTCAAGGGGTCCAAGGTGTTCAAGGATTACTTGGCCTACAAGGAGTACAGGGACCTTCAGGTACTGGTACAGGGGGAACTTCACTTGCCGACTTAGATGGCGGCGCTCCAGACTCTAACTACGGCGGTATAACCGCCATCGATGCAGGAACGGTGGTATAGTAAAACCATGGCCATTCAAATCCAATACCGTAGGGGAACTGCGTCTCAGTGGACTTCAGTTAACCCTACCCTTGCTGATGGCGAACCAGGGTATGAGACAGATACTGGCAAGTTTAAAGTAGGTACTGGAACTGCTGCATGGAATAGTCTTCCTTATTCTTCAGGTATCCAAGGTAATCAAGGCGTACAAGGAATTCAAGGCCTTCAGGGAGTTCAAGGTTTACAAGGCACACAGGGCCTAAAAGGTAATCAAGGCGTACAAGGACCTCTACCTTCCGGCCTTACTCCAGCAGGAGTTTTGTTTGGCAATGCCTCTGGTCAAACCGCAACTACTGCAGCTGGAACTGCAGGCCAACTTCTTATGTCCTACGGAGATATCTCCAATGGGGGACCTGAATGGGTGTCATTCCAGCTTAAAGAACAAGCAGTTGTAGCTACAACTACGTATTTGACAGGAACTTATTCCTCTAATACTATTACTTTGTCTTCTTCTGGAACTATGCGCATTGATGGGTATACCCCAGTAGTTGGTGATCGTATTCTTGTTAAAGATCAACTCAACTGGACTACACCGGATTACACAGCCAACGGTATGTATATTGTTACTGCTGATGGATCATCTGGCTCAGCGGTATTAGTAAGAGATAACGACGTGGATACCATGACAAAGATTGCTGCCATGATTGTTCCAGTCTCTGGTGGTGCAACAAATGGCGGAACTATTTGGGCTTCCTCTAACCGCACATTAGATACTCTTGGCGTAACCCCAATCACATTTAATACAGTCTCCAACTCTCGTCAACCTCAATTAGAGCAGACACTGTATTTTGATAGTTTTGAAAAGTACTTTGATGATAAAGAAACTCGCTTCCAGCTTCTCTATCAAGGATCTCCGTACCCAGTAACAAACCCATTTAGATTAACTGTTACTATCAACGGCGCTACTCAGGCTATGTACTACCCTGACTACGTATACCAATCTGTCTTTACTCCAGATTTTTGTTTTATTGATAGTGATGGATATCTAGTATTTCCTGAACCGGTACCGGCGGGATCTATGTGTACCGTGTACTTAGCAGCAGGACCAGATATTCCAACAGTTACTTCATATTATCCATTTGATGCAATGGATATCTTAGTAGGAGCAGGTGCGTAATGGGAATTCATAAGCCACAGTGGCCGTATACAGATACTTTTGATGTACAAAATCTTTCTGTAGAGTCCACTTTTTCCTCTGACGGAACATCTAAGTTTAATGGGCCTATCCAATTAGAGGGTAATCCAGGAGTTGCTGGTCAACTTGCTATGAGCTATGGGCCATCGGCTGCGCCTGAGTGGGTTAGCTTCCAGCTAAAGGAACAAGTATCTGCAGCTACAACAGGAACAAATATAGCTGGAACATACGCATCAAATACCTTAACTCTTACTGCTACAGGTATCCAATATATTGACGGGTACCTTCTTCAGTTAGGTGACCGAGTTCTTCTTAAGGACCAAACAGATAAAACCCAAAACGGTATCTATATAGTTTCTGTAGCCGGAACTATTGCTGTTCAGACGGTTCTTACTCGTGATAATGACGCCGACACAGCTGCAAAGCTGGCAGTGGCCATTGTTCCTGTAGATCAAGGGATTATTAATGGCGGAACAGTTTGGATCTCTACCGTTAAAGCCACAGACATTCTTGGAACTACATCTATAGTGTTTAACCAAAATACAGATAACAACACTGTAGGCAACCTTACTAGAAAACCTTTGAGACCAACCACTACATCTCATGTTATTCAAAACAGCCTAGCTAATCGTACTATTTGGCGTCACTATCCCTCAGCCATTAACGCCACCACTGTTGTTTCTGAAGGATTTGGAACCGTTACCGCTTACGGAACCGCCACAGCTGCTACTTGGGCAACTACCAATCTATATACACGTACACGTAAGCTAACTTACCCATCAGCAGCAACCGCAGGAGCTGCTGCAGGTTACCGTACAGCTACTGCTTCTTTTACTGTAGGTACCGGCTCCGCTTTAACTGGTGGAGGATTTTATTACTCAGTTCGTTTCGGAATCGCTTCCGCTACTGAAACTACCTTTGTTGCTGCTGCACGTACTTTTGTAGGGCTTTCCTCTAATACTGCAGGCTTTACAAACGCGGAACCCTCTACTTTTACTAACTGTATTGGGGTAGGACAAGGCGCCGCAGATACCTCTTGGAAGATATTCTGGGGGGGCTCTGCTGCCCAAACACCTATTGATTTGGGATCCACTAACTTCCCATATGTTACCGCTAGCCGTGACAACCTATATGAGCTTACCCTTTACAGCCCATCTACCAGCAACACGGTAATTTACTACACGTTTACAAACCTAACCACCGGGGCTACAACTTCAGGTACTCTTTCAGGCAACGCAGGCGTAGCCCTACCTGCGGCTACTACTGGCCTTACCCACCATTCTTGGAGAAACAACAACGCTACTGCCTCAGCAGTGGATATAGACCATGCAGGCCTGTATGTAGAGACGGAAGCATAATGTATACTATTATTTTAGACGAATCGTTAGTAATTAGGGATAGCGACCAGAAGGTGGTAGCTCCTTGCCAAAGCGACCAGGACCCGGATTTCCTGGACTATATATCCTGGGTGAATGCCGGAAATACCCCAACAATTTACAATACAAGGCCTACAGCCTAGAAAATACGCTATACTATCTACACAATACTCAGAGGAGACCTTAGCCCATGGCAAGAAAAATTATGAAGGAAACGTGGTATACGTTTGACCCAGTAAACCGCATCATTACCTTCCCGCACTATGTACCACAAGAGCACCTCATCCTTATAACGGACATCACTGCCAATAAGGTACTCTATAACTTCTCTGACCCTTCGTTAGGTTATACAAACTACAGCTCAGTAGTTAACTCTGACGGTACCGAGACAACCTCTATTACCCTTAAGTACAACACCTCAGGACTTTCATCAGGAGATGAAATCCAGGTAACTATCGATGAGTACGTCGAATCATTTCAACCTTCAGAAGAATATCAAGATGGCGTCGGTAAGCTAAAGACCTCAACTCCTCAGGCACTTATCGATACTGACTTTGAATATGGTGCTCAGCAGTCTAAGTGGGAATCAGTCTCTACAATTAATAACCGCCCAACTTCATGGGGCTTCCCATATGCGGCTCTAAACGTTTCAGGTATCACAGCACCTTCTTCACTTACTGCTGCAGGTAGCCGTACAATTACAGTATCTGTAACAACTCTTACAGCTACAGCTACATCTGTAACAGGTAACTCAACTACATCACAGGCTACCTTTACAACTAGCGCAGCTCACGGATTCTCTGTAGGACAGTATGTAACTGTTGCTGCTACATCTCCTACAACCTACAACGTAACTGCTGTACCTATCATTGCAGTACCTACATCAACAAGCTTTGTAATTAACACCACTACTTTCCCAACTGCTCCTACAGCTCTTACTACAGGTACAGTTACAGCCGGTGTAGTTCCTCCAGTTGGAACACCTATTAACGTAATCGACCCTCTTTCTCTCTCTGCTTCTGGTCGATACACTGTTGAAGCACGTACAGCTGAAAACACATTCACTTACACAGCTAAGACACCTATCGATTCTACATGGTCTGGTGCTTCTCTTCTAGATACGAACAAGACCCTCATTATCCCAGAAGTCTTCTACTCAAACTCTACTATTGGCGCAGCCCCAACAGTAACCTATGTATCTAACGCAGCAGGTTCTGCTGTAACAGTTACCACGACTGTTCCTCACGGACTTTCTATCGGTAATGAAATTATTGTTAACGGTACTTCAGGAATCACTTCTGGTGTTGCCCCTACAGCTTATGGCCTTAACGGTAACTATGCTGTGGCATCTATCACAGGCCCAACAAGCTTTATCTACTACACCCCATCAACTCTTACAGGAACAGTGGCTTCTACAGCAACCACTACTGGAACAGCAGCTTCTGGCTCTGTTGGAGCTATCGGTTCTAACATTCTCTCTGTAACAGCTACTAACGCTATCCTTGCTACTATTACAGTAGGTATGACAGTAACTGGTGTTGGTATCCCATCAGGTTCAGTTGTCACCGCAGTATCTCTAGCATCTGCTGCAACAACTGCCATGATTACTTTGTCTGCACCGCTTACTGCCGCAGTAACCGCTACAACCTACACATTCAACGCAGCTATCTATATGCGTCCACAGGGTCAGGTTGCTCACCGCGCATTTGATGGTGGAGTTATCTTCCAGACTAACGCAGGATCTAACAACCAGTCTTTGGTTCGTCAGACTCGCCGTTACTTCCGTTACCAATCAGGTAAGGCAATCTCAATGTCTTCAGGTACTATCTTGAAGCCTACATTGAACATTGATAACCTTACTGCTACAGGTACAGCTATTGGTTCTACAGTAGTTGTAACCACTAAGGAAAAGCATAACTTCCAACCTGGCTATCAGATCACAATCTACGGCGCAACAGATACCGGATACAACGGAACCTTTACAGTAGCTAACGTAATTAGCACAACAAAGTTTACCTATGTAAACACCGCACTTCTTAACGCTACAACTGCAACAGGAACACCATACGTATCAACCACAGCTTGGTACGGAGCACAGACTCGTCTCGGTATCTTTGATAACCAGAACGGTGCTTACTGGGAGTTTGATGGTCAGAACGTATACGCAGTACGTCGTGCATCTGTTTACCAGGTTGCTGGACGTGTCTCTGTAACCCAGGGTTCATCTACTGTTACAGGTAGCACCCAGTATCCAACAATCTTTAACAAGCAGCTTGTTCCAGGTGACTGGATTGTTATTCGCGGTCAGTCTTACCGTGTTCAGGATATCGCTTCAGATACCTCTTTGACAATCTCTCCTGCATATCGTGGAGTAACAGCTAACCAGGTAATTGTTTCAAAGACAGTCAACACTCGTATTCCTCAGGCTAAGTTCAATATTGATCAGCTTGATGGTCACGGCCCAACAGGCTACAACCTAGACCTATCCAAGATGCAGATGTTCTTTGTTGACTTCTCTTGGTACGGTGCAGGATCGATCCGCTGGGGTCTTCGTACCAACCGTGGAAACATTGCTTGGGTACACCGTCTGCCAAATAACAACAATAGTGCTACAGCCTATATGCGCTCTGGTAACTTGCCTGGCCGCTATGAGTCTGCAACATACCCAACTGCAACTTATACAGCAGTTACTATCAACCCAACAGATACTTCTATCACAGTAGCTGACAGCTCAACCTTCCCATCTTCTGGATCTATCATTGTAAGAAATGGTTCGTCATACGAGCTCATGAACTACACAGGTAACCCAGTAAACAATGGCGTCTACTCCAATACCCTTACAGGCCTTACCCGTGGACAAGGCGGAGCAAGCACAGCCACTATTACTACTCCAAACCTAGGAGCAACAGGAACTGTAGGTTCTATCTCCGGTTCTGGTCCTTGGACAGCAACAATTACTGGACTAACCAGCACTGCCGGTGCGTACCCAGGAGCTACCCTTACTGCAACAGCTGGTACAGGTACAATTGGTGGCGGTTCAAATACCTATGTTGTTCAGTCTACTACTAGCACATCTGTTACTTATGTTGCTACTGGTGGTACAACCCCTACCGCAGGTTCAGTAACTAACGTACTAGTAAGCTCAAATACTGTTACTGTAAGCTCTGCTGCAGGTATCCAGGTAGGACAACGTGTAATTAACCCATCAGTACCTGATGGAACATTTGTCTCGGCTATCTCAGGAACTACACTTACACTCTCACAGTCAACCTTGCTTCCTCAGAGCGCTGTAGCTACAATCTTCCCAGCTGTTGGTACAGCAGGAACTGTTAATACAACGACTACTTCAGGAAACACTTACACCTATTCAGCTACAGCTCCTACAGCTGTAGAGCTAGCGTTCCCAAGCTATGGTCCTGGACTATCCCACTGGGGTACATCTATTATCATGGATGGTCGCTTTGATGATGATAAGTCGCTCCTCTTCACTTATGGACAGACTACTGCAACAGCTATTGCGCCTCTAGGCGGAACCACAGCTACGTTGAACTCAACAGCGTCAAATACACTGACCCTATCAACTGCTAACTCAAACATTGTTCCAGGTATGTTGGTTACAGGTACAGGTATTCCTGATGGAACATATGTAACTGCCGTAAACTCAACTACCTCTATCACTGTTTCAAACAGCGGTACTGCCCTTAGTTTAACTAACGTTAACGCTACATTTACAGGCGCATCATCTAAGGCGCTTATGTCAATTCGTATCGCCCCATCTGTTGATACAGGTATCACAGCTCCAATAGGAGGACGTGAGCTACTTAACCGTATGCAGCTCATCCTTAAGGCGCTAGATATCTCACTACTTAACAGCGCTGGAACCGGTAACGTGCTTGTGCAGGCATTCTTGAATGCTACACCAAACGCTAACCCAGGCGCATCATTGACACTTACGAACACCGCTTGGACTAACGCAGTTAGCAACAAGGTTTTGACTCCAAACTCAAGCTTGGCTCAGATCGCTGACTATGCTGGTGGAAACGTTGGAGTAACTGGTGGTGAAGTAACCGGCGGATTCTTTACTAACTCAACTGGTTCGATCGACTTCTCTAACGTCCGTGATCTAGGTAACTCAATCCTTGGTGGTGGAGGAACTTACAACAACAGCGGTGTTTACCCAGACGGCCCCGATACTCTAACAATCGTTGTTACAAACCTTGCAACAACTCCGGTATCAGTTCTTGGCCGACTATCCTGGTCTGAAGCTCAGGCCTAATTAAGCCAACTAATAGCCTCTACTCCCCAGAGCTCCTTGTCCATAAAAGTGACAAGTTGCTGGGAGTAGGGGTTATTTTTTAATTCCTCTATATACTTAGAGTGATAGCTCATCTTACAAAGAAAAAGCTTATTATATCCAATAGCAAAAGGTACAAGTGTTGGATGTGTGCGAAGGTACTCAGTTACTCCTCCAATAACACCCAGCCAATGAGGGTGAAGAATATCATCCATAATAACGATTCCGGCGTCAGTAACTAAGCGCTCTGCAATCTTCATGTCGTTAATGACATGGGCCATAGTATGGCCGCCATCAATAGAGAAGTACTTAATAGATCCTTCAGGAATCTTGCTGAAGATCTCAGCCTGTGAGCGTCCAGTAGTTGAATCTCCTCGTATAATAGTTACCTTATCTCCACCAAACGGATCATAGTTAGAAATGTTTTGGGCAAATAGCTCTTGACTACTTCCATACCCACTGCGGTCAATATTTAGATCTTGATCATCAAAGATATCGATACCATAGGAGTCTGCAGCTTCCGGCAATAAGCTTCGTAGCTGCAAGAAGAATTTACCCCTAAAAGTACCGATCTCACAAACTCCACCGGTACCGTTCCATGAGATATCTTTTATACTCTCTAAGAATGCTGGGAGTGTTTTTTTAACCCACCCCTCTACTTTAGTAAAACCATTACGTTGATACTTTTGAAATGGGGTTGGCGTTATTGGGGCAGCATTACCTACCGGAAACCCTAGCTTTTCAAGATT